AATTAAGAACTGTGGGGCCGTAGCCCCACGATATTATTTTATTGGTCTGCAAATGCAGGTGCATAAGCACCTTCAGCGTAGCCCCAAATGTAATAGTTAGTGCTATCCTTCGCCACAATGTTTATCTCAAACAAACCAGTGTCTGTTAAAGTTAATTGTGAGTTGGAGTTTCCATCAGAATAAACAGATACGTTATCTGCATTAGAATCTAAATGAGCAATACCACCTAAAAAGAAATTAGAATTTCCCGGTGTTTTGATAATTACATTTTCTGTTTCTTCCGCAGCACCACCATAAATTAGTTTGTAAGTTTGACCAGCAACTGGTGATGGTAATGTAATTGTTCTGTTAGCACCGATTCCCGGAACTACAAGAACTCTACCACTATGTGTTGCAGCGTCAAGAGTTTTGTCTTCATCACCTAAAGCAACTGGTGCATCACCCATAGTGATGATTTCAGTTATTGCTCCAGTAGAAGCACTTTTACTAATAGTTTTAACTGTGCTTTCAGATCTAATAGGACCCGAAAAAGTTGAATTAGCCATTTTTACCTCGTAAGTAAGTCATACCATCTCTACGAGCGTCTGCTAGGGCAGTCAGTATAACCAGTTATCCTAGTTGTCATGTGGGGGACAATGCCCCCACAAGTTAAGAGTAATTATGCTCCCGGTGAACCAAAGATACCTCTAAAGTCAGAGAACCCGAATGAGTATCTCTCTCTAGATTTGTATCTAACGTTTCCAGTTTCAAAATCGCCTTCCATCTTAGTGGAAATTGGCGCTCTTTGGAAGTGTTTTAATCCGTTAGGTGCATCAGTTTTAATGAAGAATGCATCTGTATCAGTTAAGTAGTTATTTACTACATAACCTTGAGGAATCATTCCCATGCTACCTATAGCGTTGATATCATTATCAGAAGTACCAACTCTTTGACCAGATTTCATCAGTCTTTCAGCAGTGAACTGAAGGTTTACTGGAATGATTAACTTTTGACCATTTAGAGCGATTTTTAATCCTCTATCGTCAGTTAATCCAGCAATGTCAATCAGTGCTTGCTCTAAAGATGTTTCATTTAGGTCAGCAGATGTTGCTAGTTCGTTTGAAATGGTACCGCCAGTTGATGGGTGAGCAGTAGAACATAATTCTACGCCGTCTCCACCAGTGAAAGATGAATCAAACGCATTGTTTAATACGTTCGCACCTTTTACTTGTTTAGCGTTAGCCATTGAACGAGCTAGTGCTTTTGTGTAACGAGAACTGATTGTGTCGTAAAGGTTGTCCTCTACAGCTTCTTCAGTAATCGCAAAAGCTAGTGCTATAGTTTCGTGAGTGTATCTCGCAGTGAAAGACTCAGTAGCATCGTCGTAATTTACGCCTGTGCCTTCTGGTTTTACTTGCGCTGTACCGAAACCGGATAGCATTACTTCTTCTTCGAAAGCACGATCAGATGTTTCTGTATCGAAAATCTGTTCATGCTGATTTTCATATCTGGCATATTCTAACCCGAACAAAGCGTTTAGGCCCGGTTCAAGCTCTTTTACCAGTTGTGATCTAGAAATTGGCATTAAACCCTCCTATTATATTGCAGTGGTTAGTAACCAAGTATGCTCGCCAACGTTAGGTACTACGTATGCATTAGCATTTGCAGCACTTGTATCGCTGTTGTTTGGATCCTTGGAGATACCAACTTGTTTAAATTGTCCAGAAGTTGTACTAGTAGAAGTATCTAACTCTTGTGTAGATCTTCCAGAAAGAGTGCTTCCACCCGTTCCTACTAAATCAAAACCACTAAAGTTCATAGCTGCTGTGCCAGTTTCATCGTGTTGGACTTCGAAGACGATTCTTGGATCGTCGTATACATAAGCCACTATATCAGCAGCAGCAACGCTGCCCGGATAATAGTTACTAAAAGTTGGCTTACTTGTAGTTGGGTCTGTATAGAAACATCCGGCGAAAATACCTAAAACTACTTCACCAGCAGCGCATGACTCAATGCCACCTGCTGCAACAGCTTTTACTGCTTGACCATGATAGATCGCAGTACCGTAGTTGTTAGCTATCGCGTACTCGTTTGTTCTAATTAGACCGCCTGTAAGATGCCTAGCGGGTCTGAACCCGAAAGCTGCGTCTTTATTTGCCATCGTTTTTTCCTTTTTTTAAAGGGTTAATAATTTTAATTCGATGGACAAAAGAGCTAGAAAATTAGTTCTTTTTGTTGCCACCGAAGGTTACACGAGATTGCCTATCTGGTTTAGAGACCGGCATACTGGGGTGTTGTTCCTTTAGTAAATCATTTGCGACCGCTTCTTCTTTATCCAGAACTTGCTGTTTAAAGTAAGCCATTCGCTCTTCAACGATTTCTACTGGAATTTTAGCCAGTAATAAACCACCAACGCCTATAACACCTTGGTATTTCCCTTCCTGTATTGTCGGATACATACCGTCGTCGGAATCGGCTCTTACGAGTTCGAAGCCTTCTCTTAATCGAGCATTTAGATTTTTATTATCTGCTTGCCCTAAAGTTTCAGCGCGTATCCACCTATATTTGTACCCATCGGGTGCAGGAGGTGCGTCTAGGGATGACGGGGGTGCCCATGGTTTCCTACGAGTCGTTTTCTCGCGGGATTGAGCAGCGCGTGGAGTCTTATTTTCATCAATTTTATTCATATGCCTACTCCTTCACGTATTTCGCATATTCTTCAAGTGGCACACCTAATTTTTTAGCAATCGCTACTTGTGATGGTGTGAGCCTCACTGTTTTGCGTCCAGTTCGTGTGGTCCTTGTAGCAGAGGCAACCGTTTGGACGGGTTGTTTACCTCCTTGGACTTCTCCCCCATCGTTAAACTTCTGGGGAAACTCTTGTCTGAGCCTTCTGTCAATCTCTTCGTAGTATTCATCAGAAGATGGATTGAATCCTTCTTCTTCCACAAGTTTTTTGTGGATACCAAACGAAGCGTATGTCATGGCTTCATCTTTACCAAACCACTCATTTTTTTCCGCCCAAGCT